GCCCTTGCCATCTGCTGCCTAGGCTATCGCAGTTGTCTGCTATCAACTTGATGTTATGCAATTGGCAAATAGCAACGAGGCGATCCATGTCACCGGGGTTACCGAGAACAGGACTCATAAAAACAGCACGGGTGCGAGGACCAATTGAAGATTCTACCTGATCTAGATCCCAGTTTAGATCATCCATCGTGATATCTACAAACAATGGCACTAGATTGTTCTGTGCAACCGGTGCAATTGTGGTTGGGAAGCCACAGGCACTGACAATGATCTCGTCACCATCTAGCCAACCAAACCTCTTTTTTAGAGCAGCTATCATCACAAGGTTAGCAGAGCTACCACTGTTGACCATCACGTTGTGGGCAAAATTGAACTGCTCACCAAATTTCTTCTCAAATCTTGCAACCTTCTCACCGCTGCTTAGCCATTTGCCTTTGACGAGGCTATGGATAGCTTCGGCTATCTCTTGTTGATCCCAGAATGGACCACTGTAGTAAACGGTATCCTTGGACGGGTCAAAGCGAGACTTGTTGGCCATGAACGGGAATTGTCCGCCGTTTTCGATCATAGCGTCAGCTAAGAATTTCTCTACTAACTGTCTCATGATGATAATAATTCCCTTATACCTTCAGTGATTGATATCTGTGGTTCAAATCCCAGTTTGGTTAGTCTAGATACATCGAGATAGAAATCCTCAACCTGAACCTGCTGGTGAAACGTTGGGGTAGGTATGCTGCGTATTTCGCTAGAGCTTTGTGCAAGCTGTTTGGCTGCCAAGATCATGTCTCGGACGCTGGTACCTACACCTGATCCAATGTTGTAGATGGTATTGATCTCACCGTTGGATATCACCAGATCTATCGCACGCACCACATCATCGACATGTATGAGGTCTCGTCGACCAGTGCCACCATTGTACAAGTCAACTGGCTCGCCGTTTCGTATCTTTTGGATCATATGCTGTATCGCATTCTTTTTCTTGCTGGCGCCGAGATCCCCGCGACCATAAACATTGCCCAGTCTCAAGATTCGATATTTCATATTGTGTGTTTCGCAGAAGCTGATCAGCAACTGTTCTGCACAACGCTTGGTAATGCTGTAGAAGCCAGTTGGTCGGCATTCAAAGTCTTCTGATGCAGGTAATTGATCACACTTGCCATACACGAACCAGCTTGATATGAAATTGAAAGTGTAATCGCCGCCACGGCAGAACCTGAGAGTCTCTAGCATGGTGATTAGGTTGGTCTCGACATCCAGCGTGAGATCGCCAAACACATTGTAATTGTCTGTGGTTGATATGAACCACAGTATGTCCTTGGTCACAGGGTTTCTCTGTACACGCGGTATTGGCCAGGTTTTATCAGGGTATGCGGCACAGTATCGGCTGCCTATGAACCCACGTGCGCCAAACACGGATATGGTATCAGTAATAGTATCTGTCATTGTGCTGCCTGATCCAGTTGTTGGCATATCCACTGGTAGGTGATGGCCAACCCATCGGCCAGCGGTTGGTTGGGGGCCCAACCTAACTGCTTGTTGATCAATGCATTGTCGCTGTTTCGGCCTCGCACACCCAGCGGACCGTCAATATGGTTGATGGTGATGGTTCTGCCGCTGATCTCAGCAATCATCTCTACCAATTGGTTGATGGTCACCATCTCATCGCTGCCAATGTTGACAGGCCCCTGGAAATCGCCTTCCATCAATCGCTTGACCCCTTCGATGCATTCATCCACATAGAGGAAGCTGCGGGTCTGTTGACCATCGCCCCAGACTTCAATAACACCGTCGTTGCCGGCTGTGGCCACCTTGCGGCAAATGGCAGCAGGCGCTTTTTCCTTGCCACCTTGCCATGTGCCAAGCGGACCAAAGATATTGTGGAATCGTGCTACTCTCACTGGTATACCATAGTTGCGGCTGTAGCTGAGGAACAGCCTCTCGCTGAACAATTTCTCCCAACCATATTCGCTGTCTGGATTGGCTGGATAGGCTGAATCTTCTCTACACTTGGGATTCAGTGGATCCTGTTGGTTGTGTTCAGGATACATGCATGCACTGCTGGAATAGAAAATCTTGGTAGCACTGATGTTGTGAAATTTCTTGCCGTGCTTGACCATGGCATCCAAACAGTTGAGATTGATCGTGGCAGAATTGTGCATGATATCCGCATCGTGCATTCCAGTGAAAATATACCCAGCTCCTCCCATGAGGGCTGCAAATTGATATATTTCATCAAGTTGCGTGCCATCTGGCGGTGCTAGCAAGGTGTCCCATGCGCTTCGTTCACATAAATCTTGAATTACAAACTCGTCTGCATGTGAATCATTGTATTCCGGGAATTTGATATCAACACCGCGGACCCAATATCCTTCTTGTTTTAGCCGGATAACCATATGGTTGCCGATAAATCCGCCAGCGCCACAAACTAATGCTGTTTTCATAACCTTCCTCCATGCGCATTACTGATAGAGGATACCATATTTCAACAGTCTAAATCAATATACTTGCTGGCCCCTGCTTGGCACATCAGCCTGATGATCTTCCTGCTGTTGGGGTGTGACATGATACCAGCTATGCCTAGCTGTACTCGCTTGTCATTGCGGATCTTTGCCAGCAAAGGCATCATCCGTTGCATCATTTTGAAATCTCTGGTAGGCCAGTTGGGGTTGGCAAAATAGCCCATGGCACGAAACCATCTCAGTATTAGATTTGGGTCCTGTCGGATCTTGAGATCCACGCCCGGATTCAATCTCAACCTCTGCGTTTTGATGTCCTGTATGCCATTGGTATAATCATAGAGATTGCCATCTAGATCCACTGACAAGCTGTTTATGGTTAGATCCCTGCGCAGGGCGTCTGCTTTCCAGTCACGATCATGCTCTATCTTGACCCTGCCATTGCTGGGGTCGATGTGATAGTTGATGCAGGTAACGTCAACCACATCATCATCGCCGAACACTGCTTTGACCGTACCGTGTGCAATGCCTCCGCTGTCACATTCAATGCCTTCTTGATTGAACATCCATATCAGCAATGCAGGATCAGCATCAGTTGCAAAATCTATATCACGCGGCTTTTGGCCTCTGATTAGATCCCTGACGGCTCCTCCGACCACTCGTAATTCAAATCCATAGTCTTTGATCAGCTTGGCAACTTTTGTTGCACTGGCTGGCCATGCTGCCTCAAAGCTGGCAATGTCGATATGTTGTGATATGTTGGGCATCAACTATTTATTTTCTGTCTCTAGATGTTGATATGCCAGTAACCAGGGAACACTTTCTTGGGAAGATATTCGCTCCATTGCTGGCCATCCCATTCTAGTAGCTTGCCTGTCAACTGATTTGTCACATATGCGGTGTTTTGGTTCATGCTGGCCGACCAAGACACCTTCCATAGATTACCGTCCCACTCCACTATGTCATTGGCCTGTGCATATGCGCTGTCACTGCCATATGTTCCTGGTTCGATACCAATACCCAGCAGTCCATCACGCGGAGATCCACGCGCAAAGCTGTTGGCAGTTCCTCGGTCATTGATGAATCGCAGGATGTTGCCAACATCTGTTACATATAGCCCGGTATTGCTCAGCAGAGCTGTGGTATCACTGGCAAATTTTCCAAGGTCAGTGCCATTTATCGGGATCAGATGGCCATTCCATACAAAATTACTGCTGGGTGTCAGCAATGGATTCTCCAGACTGACAGTTACGGTGTCACGGCCAGTGAACAACCAGCTGGCGCTTTCATCGGCTGGCTTTTCCAGCAGCAGATAGCGCTGGCCCAGTGCGCTGGCTGGCAATCCTGCCAGAGGTCCCTTGACCTGAGGATTTACCACTGCGGTGATGGCAGGGATCGTTGCTGAGGGAAGGGTAGAGCTGATGGGGAGCCATACCAAAAGGTTCTCGTCCAGCGGGTGCCAGTCAATGAACCCGCTTACGGTTTGGCTGATGTTTTCAACGTCCGTGCCAAACAACAGATCGATGCTGCTGGCTCCTAGACCATAGCTGCTGGCTGGCTTTACATTACCATATGCTTCCAGCAAACGACGCCAGCTGAGTTTCTTACCTGGATGGATACCTGCTGTGATACCCAATCCTCCAAGCGCATCTGGGATGCCTGCCATAAAAACATTATCTGTGCCTGCTGCATTGACGAAATGCAGCAGATTACCGTTGATCTGCTTCAAACTCATATTGGTATCCAGCAGCAGTTCATTGGTGCTGGCAACAAAATCAGCAAGCACGTTGGTATTGACAGGTATCAGAACGCCATTCCACGTCAAGTTGGTACCAGGAATCAGCTGAGGATCAGATTGGCTGTAGACTATGGTTGACAGTCCCAGAGTGTCAGTTGGATTGCCTGCATGATTGGTTAGGCTGATGTTGTATGTGGTAGCATTGATATAGATCAACGCGATGCTGTAATCACCGGGCGTGGTCACTTCCTGTAACAGGAAATCATTGGGTTGCCATTCAACATCTCCGTCTTGATGCTCAGCATCTATCCTGAGATTGGTTATTATTTCTTGGATGATGGCCTGCTTCTTGATTTTGGCAGGGGGATTGATCAATGCTGGCAATTTGAATTGCAGGGTCATCACGTCGATGGGATTGTCTGTTCCCATGGGAATGCTGCGGCTGCTCCATGTGATGTTGTCCTGCATTTCGCAGTATGTAAGCCAGCTCCAATCTATGGGATTGTTGCTGGTTTGTATGTCTATGCTGGGGTTGAACAGTACCATGATCTGTTCGAATAGCTGTTCTTTTTGGTCCAGATTGCTGGTCCAGATGTCCACCTGCATGGTAAGATCATAGGGCACTGGCATGTATCGTTCAACCATGTAGCGATTGCCCATGGTTTCTAGATAGGCCTGATTGCTTTCGTCATAGGCCCTCTCATTGACCACAACGGTTTCTACCAGGCTGGGATCCTGGCGTCGCTGTGGGGCCATGTTGATGTTGGCCAGATGGGTCGTGATGAACGGTGTGCTAAGCAGCTTGTTTTCGCTGTTGCCTCTGACAATGGTCTCTGCGATCCTAGATGGGTCACCGTATCTACAGGGCACACGCAAGAGCTGGGCGGTATTGTTGGGACCGCCCAGTCCTGTTTGAACATAGAAATTTGAAAAAACTCGGATGAATTGTATCCGATATTGTCGTAGTTGTGCGCTATACCAGTATTGCATTGATTACACCTTCCTGATATTTACCGCAAGGGATTGAGTGATTAGCCCAATCCCAGCACATGAAGCGCACGATGATAGCGATTGGTGCGATCATCCAATCCAATGGTGCCACCGTTGATGCGCTTGGTGATGGTAAGGATATCGCCTTGATCAGCAAACGTATTCAATCCTCTGCTGTTCCAAAACCAGCAGGCAGAACGTATGGCAGCATCCTGTTGGCAGAGAAGGTCTGGATCGTCTATCAAACGTGTGTCGCCAAACAGGGCCATGCTGCAATTACCATAGTTGTCCTTGCCGGTGATCTGGATGAGGCCACGACCATGATACATGAATCCTTCTCCAGTCTCCTCTGGACCATTGCCCATGCGTCCACCATATACTCGGCTGGCGATCATCTGTGGCTTGCGTTCGTAATGCAGTGCCATCTCATCAGTTGGAAAGTATTTGGGAAACACGCCGCGAAGCCCTTTGGCGCTGTAGTTGAGATTCTCTTGCAATTCACGCAGGTCTCCGCTTTCATGGCCCATCTGAGCCAGCCAAGCAGCTAGGCGAGGAGGTGTGTTTATTTCAAACTCTGGTAAGATTTGGCAGATTGGCTCATGCCACTGGTCGATCTGTGGATGAGGCATGCAGGCGTGTAGCTGTTCTACGCTGAAATCAAAGTCAAATGCCATGTGTTGTTGCTCCTATATTAGGTCTGGGTCTAGCTTGGGTTTGATGGCATTGCGCAGGTTGGTTTGCTGCGGTACCACGCTGCCGTTGGTTAGAGTGGTTTCGTTGGTATTGTTGATAAAGCTGGTCAACACCCTGTTTGATGGCAACCAGCTGTCTCTCCAATTTATCTCGGCGCGGGTCCAACGATTCTCCGCACGCCGGTAGAGCACAGGTGGGCTGTAATCGGTCCTCACGAAATATTCTCCCACATGCGGATGGGTGGGAAACACGGATCCGCTGCTGACAGGCTTGCTGGCATTTGGTGGGATACCGTCTCCGGCCCATACGCTCACTGGCTTGTCAAGATCGCCTGCCAGCACGTAGAAATGCGCGCCTTGAGTGTTTCTAAACTGTACCGCAGCAGCAGCTTCTGCCAGAACTGCGTCATTTATCTGTAGGTTGTAGTTGTAGGTGCTGAGAAGATCTGCCAAGCTGGTTATGCCGCTTCCGTCAGCATTTGGTACCAGATCGCCATCACTGTTTTTCAATGGAGCCTGCAGGATATCACGATATTCCTGGCTATCAGTTATTGGATTGCACTTGACCCTCCACATATGAGCCCACCATGTTGGTGAATATCCTTCCGCTGGGCGAGTACCATCTTCTATCACATAATACTTGCTGACTGGCACTGATTGTCCCAGCACCAAATCATCTCGTTGGTGCAGGATTTCTATCACGTCTCCGCTCATCAGCTTGCGTCCAATAGAATCAACCATGTCATTGAGATGGAAGGTTATGAAAATGGTTTCATTGCTGAGGAATAAACCAAATTGCCTTAGATCAAATTCAGTATCTGACACCTGGTAATGACCTTTGAGGCTGTAGACGTCGGGGTCATACTTGCGATCCCTGATTTCCATGTTGACCATATCCTGTATCTGTAGTTCAGGTGTCTCTGCTTGAGTAGCAGGCATGGCACCACCTGTGCTGCTGGCCCCTGTACCAAGATATTTGTGGATCCAAAACTCAGTGCCGCCTATGCGATACATACCACTTATCTGACGATCTATGAACTGGTAGTCTTTGGTCTTGACATTTATACCGCGCCAAAGGCTTAGAGGTGGCATGAGATATTTCCTGGTTCTATGGCGATATTTATCACTTGACAACCGCCGTTTATGTGTTAGCATGCTGGTGAGAGGATCTACCGTGACAATTACATCAGACCAATATATCAACATGAAATGCGCGCAGGATTTGCAGAGGAAGGTAGCACGCGATCCATATTTGAACACAGCCTTTGAATCTGCTCGCAATCTGTCTAGCCGAAGCAAGGGTGCATTTTTTGAAAAACTCACCAAGGAATGGATCGAAACAACATTTGGGGTAAAACCCGAAAAGCCCGAGAGCAGCCAGCACGATGTGCGGATAAATGGTGTCAAGATTGAAATCAAAGGCAGCACCGTATGGGTAAATGAAGCAGGACAAGGCACCCATTTTAGATGGCAGCAGATCCGCATTGATCAGGATTACGATGTGATGATATTCCTGGCCATGTATCCAACTGAGGTCAAATTTTACTGGGCAACAAAGCAAGATCTGCAGGCTAATCTGGACAGGCTGCTCAACAACCAGCATGGAGGCAAAGAGGTTGACAGTGGTACCATGTTCATAGATGGATTCCCAGAAAATTTCACTTGGATGAAACAGATAGTTGATAGCAGCTTTTGCCAGTAAAATATGCCATGAGCAAGAGATTCAAATTTGATGTCTTCCTGGGTAATCCACCATTCCAGAATTCCAACCGAGAGGCCAAGAGCGGGAAGCTATGGCCAAAATTCATTGAACTGGGGTTGAGATCGTTGGCAGAAGGCGGCCACATGCTGATGATATCCCCCAACAGTTGGACCAAGGGCAATATCGCCCCCAACGGCAGTGGCAAGCTATACAAAACGCTGGCAGCCAGGGATATGCGCTATCTCAATAACACGGACTGTGGCAGCCATTTTCCTGGGGTTGGTGTGTTGTTTTCCTGGTTTCATATCATAAATCAACCCAATACCGGCCAAGGCATTCTTGAGCAAGGCAGCAAGACCCTGTTGCTGGATTTTGCCAGCATGGATTTCATACCAAATGATGTCAATGGTATCAGCATTGCTAAGAAATTCTTCAATGGAGATCGTGAGGTGATCAAGCATACATTGGTTACCAACACTCGCAACAACAAGATGGTGTTCAGTGACTCTGGTAACCGTGTGGTATTCACCAACGGCAAGTTTTGTAGGACAGATAGCACTGAATTTGATGATGATGAGAAGATACTGGTACCTTGGTCCAACACCTATGACAAGCATGTTACATGGGGTAGATATGTGGCAGGTGACAGTTGCGTGTATGCTTACACCAATGGTAACGGGGCCAATTGGTTCACGGTTTTTACCAGCAAGCTCTACAGATATTGTCTTGGCATAACCAGAATGGCACAGCATAATGAAGGTGTAAGAAGCTTTCCTGCCGTTGATTTTACTAGATCATGGACAGATCAAGGACTATATGATCATTTTGCACTAACACCAGAGGAGCAATCATATGTTGAAAGCATTGTGGTCTCGTACGCTGGTTGATATTGTTGGCCATCTTCGTGATCGAGAATATATGAGTGGTGTTGAGCGTGATGCTGCTAGAATCAAAGCCAATGGCGAAGTGTTTACCCCAACACCGTTGGTCAATGAGATACTTGATCGTCTACCACAGGATGTCTGGGATGATCCCACCAAGACCTTTTGTGATCCAGCATGCGGTGATGGTCAGTTCCTCAGCGAGGTATTGATCCGCAAGCTGGCAGCTGGACATGATTTCGAACAGGCACTGGGCACCATATATGGAGTTGATCTCATGCAGGACAACGTCGACGAATGCCGACGGAGACTGTTGTGTGGTAGAAACAGGCTATGGCACATCGTGGCAAAGAACATAGTTTGTGCTGATGGTCTCAGCTATGATTGGACATTTGGAGAAACAAACATCATACACGACGGAATGTTTGAGTTCTAAACCCAATCTCCTGCCAATAAATAGTTGGTATAGGAGATACCGCATGTCAACTACCAATCGTCAACAGCTGATAGATAACGTCAAACGTATGTTGGGAGGCTCAATGGTTGACGTTGAGCTTGAGGCAGACGACTACGCTATGGCATTGAATTTGGCCATTGACAGATACAGGGTTCGATCTGGTAACAGTACTGAAGAATCATACATGTTTCTGACCCTGGAATATGAGCGCAGCGAATATGTGTTACCTGAGGAAATATTCCAAGTAAGGCAGGCATTTAGGCGAGGGATAGGTGAGACCACCGGTGGTACACAGTTGGATCCATTCTCGCTGGCCTATACCAACCTGTACCTATTGCAAGCTGGTACAGGTGGTGGTTACACAGCTGGCCTGCTGACATATGAACTGTTCAATCAGTTCCAAAAGCAAGCAGGTAGGATGTTTGGGCGTGACATCAATTTTACATTTGATCCTGTCACCAAGCTACTAACCATAATACGTAAACCAACCGGTGGTGAGACCATACTGCTGTGGGTATACAAGACACGCCCTGATGAGACCTTGCTGGCCGATCAGTATGCGAGGCCTTGGTTGCGTGATTACACGCTGGCTTGGTGCAAGCAGATGCTTGGTGAGGCTTATTCAAAGTTCAATACCATAATAGGACCAGGGGGCGGTACCACGCTCAAGGGCGAGCAGCTAAAGACCGAAGCCACTGCCATGTTTGAACGTCTTGAGAAAGAAATTGACCTCTATCTTGACAATACCATGCCACTGGGGGTTCTCATTGGTTGACGCAGGCTGTGTGGGCATGCTATAATACGCCCACACAAGGAGCTGTTATGCAAGATACTGCCAAGGATCTCGCTGTCTATGTTCTCTCACGAACCGACTTGCCCAGCATGACCCCCGGCAAGATGGCTGCTCAAGTGCATCATGCCGGGGTGCAAATGATAAGCAAGCATGGCAAGGACAAGTTGGTTCAGGAATATATCAATGGTGGGAATGCAGCAGGCGCTGATTATTTCAACACCACGTTGGTGCTAGGTGCCACTCTCAATGGTATCTTCAACACCAAGTTGGCCGCCAAGCTTGCTGGTTATCCACATGGGATCATCGTTGATCCCAGCTACCCCTTCATTGTACCCAATCAAGAACTGGCCAATCTCATCCCACAGGACGAACACACCAAGGTGATCAAGGTATGGGATGACGGTCGTGTGTTGATGGTGCGCCCTGAGACCACAGTGGCTTGGTTCTTGGGTGATCGCAACGATGTCAACTTCCGCTCACTGTTCAACACATTTGATCTTCATCCATAGGCTGGGAAGCTAGCCTCAACCCCCGGCTGCCTTGTATTATTTCTTTGGTTTGGCAGGCGTTTCATGGGTGGGATCATTGGGTTTGATCCCACCATGATCCGGTGTATCCACTGCTCGTTTGGTGGCTCGTCCAGCTGATTTGGTGTCTGATAGCGCGTTGTTCAACCATGAATCCATTGATTCCTGGACCACACGTTGCACAACACTGGTGTCAATTTCAGGCAAGGTCACTGGCACCCAAATGCTGCCATCCCAACGAGTCATGTTGCCAGTGTGTTCATCCCAGTGTATCTCTCCCACAATTGGTCTCGCGATCACGGGCTCACTGCCCAGGGCTGGTTTCAACTCAGCCAGTACCTGAGCCATGCTGCTGCTCAACACCGTTGCCAGGGCCTCCGCGTCCAAGGCCGGAGCTGGTTTTGCCACAGGCTCACCTCCCGGTCTCTTGGTCAAACTCATGGTGCTGGCAATGATCATCAACACAGCCAAGGGATCAAACACCAGAACGATCATCATGATCATGTAGCGCACTGCGGAGTCAACGTCCGCTTCTGAGCCACCACTGAACAATTCAGCCACATACTTGATGGGTCCAACCTTGCTGACCACAACCTGTAGCTGACTCTTGAGATCGGCTTGTTTGGTGTTGAGCTGTGCCAAGCTCACACTGGCTGCGTCCAGCTTCTGCTTGATGTCAGCGCGTTCTGGGGCCTGAGTTTTGCGCAGTGCATCAGCTTCGAGGCTGCGGTTGTTGTCCAATTTTATCTTGACACTTTGGTCCAACTGAGCCAGCTGACTTTGATAGCGGTCAATGGTTTTTTGAACTCCAAGTTCCTGGTCTCGAATCTGCTGCACTCTCAAAGTCAGCTCGCTGTTGTTGAGTCCCATGTCCACATGAGCCTTGCTGAGGAATCCAAAGATACCCAAGCTGGTGATCAACATCAACACCAGCACTGCACCAATGAGATAGCTCTTGAGAGAACCTGGCACCTGGTTCCAGTTTTGATACAACCAACTGGTCACAACCAATTTGCAGATCTCCAGAATGGTGCTCATCAGCACCACGGGAACAAAGGCCGAAGCAAAGATACTGGCCAAACCCACAATGGAAAAATACCCTGCGGTGCCACTCAAACACAATGCACAGATCAACAATATTCTACTGATGCTCATTTTTGGCTCCTCGAAAACTTCACTTTTATTTTAGTTTTCTTCAGTGAAAAGTTTTGTTCTAGTACTATCACAACTATAGCGCAGCCCTAGGATGCGTCAATGCGGGCTAGACAAAGCCCTGAATCTGCCTCTATACTGCAAAAATCAACATGGTGGAGATTGGCGCTACCACTCAAGCAGATTACGCTGTCTAGATGCAGAGATCAATCCTCGAGTAAAGCTGGTCCAAGCTGCCATCGTTCCAGATCATTTGGTAATCTCCGGCACCTATCCATTCGTATTCGCTTGGGTGTACGTCGCTGCGAGCCCGCATAGAGCTGGGATCGGTGATAGCTTGTGAGGCCCACTGGGGTTCCGGATTCCGCCTAACCCATATGAATCCGGCACCCATGGCACCAAGCATCTTGACCTCGTTGGGGAATCGCACATCAGTTATGACCACTGGACCGGTTGAGCCCAGTATCTTTCGCTCTAGCCCGGCCATCCAAATATCGTCAAAGAACTGACGACGTAAAACATCGGTTCCTAGATGCTGTAGGACCCAGCGAGGAGTTACCTCTCTCTGCATCTTATGGCTCCAGAACTCATCTGGACAGTCACGCCAGTGCCTGCTTTCGATCGTATCTCCCTCGAGCAAGTGTCGCGGCCATCCAAAAATTGCAGACGCAGCGTCCTTGAGGTTACCTGCAAAGCTCATTGCAGTGAACCCATGAGATCGAACCAAATGGGTTCCTACGGTGCCCTTGCCTGATCCTATGAAACCAAGCACGCCTATTATCTTGTGTGTGAACATGCCTAAGTCTGCAGGAACACCATGGCAGAAATCAAGGGGATTTCATCTGGCTGCCATAAATAACTGGCAATATACATTTTCCATGAGGTAACAAATGGCCACTCTAGTTTCACCCGGCGTATCGGTATCTGTAACCGACGAAAGCTTCTATGCTACCGCCGGTCAAGGCACGGTTCCGCTGCTGCTGATCGCAACCGCCAGCAACAAATATCAATCCGGCAGCACCACTGCCCTGGCATCTGGAACGGTGTCGTCAAGCGCTGGTCAGCTACAGCTGATTACCAGCCAGCGAGCTCTGCTACAGAAGTTTGGTAATCCAAAGTTCTATAGCGTGGCCGGTAGCGTGCAATATGACAATGAATTGAACGAATCTGGTCTGTTCGCTGCTTATGAGTATCTGGGAATTGCCAATACCGCATATGTGCTGCGTGCTGACGTTGACCTCGGCCAGCTGGCTCCCAGCACGATGGCTCCGTCCGGGGCCACTGTGCAAGGACAGTACTGGCTTGACACTGCCAACACAGCCTTTGGACTTTTCCGCAGCAACGGCCAGTCCAATCCAGCCTATGCATGGACAGCAGAAGCTCCAATAAAGATCACCAGCACATCACATCTCGAGACATTTGTTATGGGGTCCAGCACTGCTACACCCATACTTGATGCTGATGCGGTGTTTGATGTTATAACTGGTACCGCCGCTCGGGCGCTGGCCATAAATGGTGTTACGCTGAACATATATGGTCCAGCTGCGGCAAAACCAGATACATTGAACACCATCGTAAGCAAGATCAATGCCAACACCACTCTCAGCACTGCTGGTATCACCGCGCTTATATTTGCGCGCCATGAAGCACTTCAGGGCAATACCGCTACATACTCTGCAACGGTTTACAGCCTGCGTATCGTCAACAGCAATCCAAACACTGCAATTGATCTCACTAATACCCACACAGAAGTCCTCACTGCTCTGAACTTTTTTGATGCAGATATGAACCCAACTGGCACTCCTAAGAATTACATCTTCCCTGCCAATGGATATGGCACCAGCGGCAATTATGCAATTGATCTGATCAGTGCTGATCCAAATGATGGCATCGTTCGCAACAAGATATTTGAAAAAATCACAACAACAACCGATCTTGGTACCAAGGCTTGGTGGTATCTGGTTGGTAGCTCAGAAGCAAACTATCCAGGTTTTGGGTGGATCCCAGCAGCACCTCGTGTTGTTGCGGGCACCAAGGGCCACGGGGCTACCAACGCAGTTATCAGCATTGGAGCAAGCGTTCAGATACAGATCGGTACGGCAGCGCCTGTGACCGTTACTGCCACGGGGACCACGGTAAACTCATTTGTCACAACAGTGAATACCGCAATGAAAACCGCTGGTCTCAATGCGGTTGCCAGCACTTCACAGCGTGGCAACCTGTTGTATTTCAATATCACCAACTATGATGGCACTGACATCTGGTTGCATAGCGTGGTAAACCTCAATCTTGCACCACAAGATATTTGGGCCGCGCTGGGAGTTGCCACCAACCAGCATTACTTTGGTAGCGTAACCAGCACCAACAGCGCACCTAGATTCAGCACAACACACCTTTACACTGCCAGCGCGGTGCCAGCAGGCCTTGCACAGGCAGGCGGGGGCTATAACCCAGGCGATCATATACAAATAGTTGGTGGTTCACCATCAAGCGTTGGCGTTGTTACCAACGTACAGGTAACCAGCGCAGCATTTGCCAGCAGTGAAGGAAACCTTCAAAACGGCGATATCATACAATATGGCAATGGCAGCACGCATTTCAACAGTCCAGTGATCATGTACTTCACACATGTAGGCGTTGGCAATACACCAACTCTCTATGTGAATCCAGCTGACAATGCCAGCGCCCGCCCGGGCGATTTCAGCGGGGCCAATCCGAACCTCAGCTTTACTACCACAGACAGCAATGTCAAGGTCTACAGGAATGGTGTGTTGACAACCGTTAGCCAGGTAACCATCAACATTGTGTGGGGAGTGGCAGCAATTACCTTCAACACAGCTGATACAACATACGGTCCCAGCGTGGAGTCAGGTGATTATACTGCATATCCATCCAACCCAGCATCCACAACAGCATTGACAGGTGTTGGGGACAACAATCTGTTGGTGAACCTAACCCCCGGTAACTTGAGCGGTGACTCATTCACAATTGATCCAGGTACAGGACCAGCAACGATCTATGTGCCACAGGGCAATCCAGCTACTCCAAATACCAATGTAAGCGGTATAGCTGATGCTATCAACGCAAGTGCGGTTGGTTATCTCAATGCAACTGCTGCTGGTCCGATCAAGGCCGTAGCCAATGGCAAGATATTGACCATTACCAACACCAACGGTACCAATTTCATTCTCGCAGACGTAAGCGGAACGGCTCTAAACACCATGGGTATCAAGACTGGTTGGACATTTGGCCGCAGGCTTACATATCGCGGTTACCAGTTTGATCTCCAGGTGCCAAGCCAGCTGCCAGAATTGGCAGCCAACAATGTTTGGATAAACACTGATGTTGCCAATCGCGGCGCCAGCTGGGCATTCAAAGAATACATTGGTGGTGTGTGGACTCCATTGAACACGGTACCCAACACAGGCACCATTCCTCTGTATGGACCAGGCGATACCAGCGAGGTGACGGTGCCCAGCCAGATGTCTCAGACAGCAGATCAAATCGCAAACATGGCATTTGGTGCCTCGCGCGCCGTTGGCAGTATCTACATACGCTTCAACAACGATGATGATACACCTCCAGAGGCAAACTTTGTGATCTACAGGTGGTACGGCACCACATGGGCACCACTGAGTGGGCCTGACGCACTCAACACCTATACGGCCAGCCCAACTAGCCCAACTGGCGCCCCGGCCAATGGTACCTACTGGTATAACACTCACCTGCGTGTGGATATGATGGTTGGCACTGGTCAGATCTGGCAAGCATATGGCAATGTTTATCCTGCAACCGATCCCAATGGCGTGATAATAGATGGTAGCCAACCTCTTACACAGAGCAACGGCAATGCCTTGGTTGATTATGACATATGGTTGGACAGCAGCAACCCAGGCTATCCAACTCTCAATAGATATACCGCTGCTACCAGCTCATGGACGCTGATTGACAATACTGATCACAGCAGCCCAGCAGGTATAATTTTTGAGGATGCACGCTGGACAGCAGATGGTACCATAAATGGCAGCCAAACGCCTGCGGCCATGAACAGGACAGCAGGCCAAGTGGCTCCGTCCGTTGATAGCGATGCTCCCAACGCCGAACTGTACCCTCGTGGCATGCTGCTGTTCAACACACGTTACAGCACCAACAACGTCAAGAAGTGGACCAAGAACTACTTTCCAGCCAATGCTGGACAGAGCGTATATCCCATTGATACCTGGGTAACCGCCAGCGGCAACAAGCCGGATGGCAGCCCATACATGGGTCATGAATCGCAGCGCATCATCGTAGTAGAGGCTATCAACGCACAGTTGGCCAGCAACCAGGAGATACGCAGCGAAAACGTGTTCTTCAATCTCATTGCTGCGCCCGGTTATCCAGAGGTACTGCCTGAGATGGGCCTGCTGAACCAGGATATCAAGAACGTTGCATTTGTGATCGGTGATACACCAGCACGCCTACAACCAGATGGTACAACCATCCAGAACTGGGCCACAAATGCGGCAAATGCCAGCTACACGGGCGATCTTGCTCTTACCTACAACGGCGACCCATACACTGCTCTGTATTATCCTTGGGGCCTTGGCACAAACCTAGACGGCACTTTCGTATTGGTACCGCCAAGCCACATGGCATTGCGTACATATGCCTACAATGACCAAGTTGCATACCCATGGTTTGCACCAGCTGGTTTCAACCGTGGCATTGTGATTGGTATCAACTCGGTCGGATATCTACAGGCTGATGGCACATATCAGCCAGTTCAGCTGAACCAAGGACAGCGTGACGTGTTGTATACCAACAAGATCAATCCAATCGCCTACATACCAAACAGGGGATTGGTGATATATGGTCAGAAGACACTGGATGCACTGTCAGAAGCACGCGATCGAGTCAATGTCAGCAGGCTGATTTGCTACCTAAACTACCAGTTGGACAACCTAGCCAAACCGTTCCTCTTTGAACTGAATGATATCCAGACACAAAAAGCGGTCACATCAACGTTCACCAGCTTCTTGGGTAACTTGGTTAGTTTGCGTGCATTGTATGACTTTGCTGTGGTATGCGACCCTACCAATAATACTCCTGCACGCATAGATGCAAATGAACTGTGGATTGACATAGCAATCAAACCTGAGAAAGCAATTGAATTTATTTACATTCCAATACGAATTCTAAACACGGGTGCACCACTACCCGGCGCCAACAGAAACGGCTGAAGTTGATTTTGATAGGAGGAGAAATCCTCCTATCATTTTGACCAACTCCATCGGTCGTGGCCACAGTCCCAGATGCGATTGTATCCTTGATCTTGTCTATTCTCCCACTCTGTTTTGTTGGCATCATCCTTTGGGTTTTTACGGAGAGCAAAACGATGAGTTCTCACTAGATTGGGCAAGGAAAAATACCAATATCCCGGAGGGGTTCGTCCACCGTGTTTGAATCCCAATTGATTGTAAACATTGCCTGTGTTCCACCGCAGATCCGAATAGCTGATCACCTGATTTGGTTGGTGCTGATCTGTGAATGCCCGAAATAGCCTGCTGGCTCCGCCTGTTATGATTGTATTTGGAATCGTACAAAATCTATTCAATTCCCAGGTACTTGGGGTAATCACTCTGTTGCCTTTGGCGATACTTGGCAATGTAAATGTCATGACCGACACCAACACAGTGTTATAATATAAACCATAGGCAATTCTAGACGATCCGGCCCCTTGTAAGTGATGGTTGGCACAGAATTGTCTGGCTATTTGGTTTGATATCGGTCTAAGTTCACATTTACGTGCATAGATTTTTTCAGCTGATTTGGAGATTATAGACCTCAGTCTGGACTTGACGATTTCATTACGATTTATCCACTCATCCTCAAATACGGTGATCAATCTGGCCCCTGCGTTTGCACAGAGGTCGTGCTTGGTGATATGATAGGATTGATACTTACCCGCCAACTCACTGTGCCACCATAGCCCACAGTATTCAATGGCTATTTGCAGAGTTGGTATATAGATATCAAGCTCTAATGGGAATATTAGGCTTCTATTACCACTGATTACCATCTCTGATGTAATGGAGCGCACATATTCCAGCAGTTCGAGTTCGGCTTGGCTTTTGGTGGGAGGGGGATAGCAGATCCCACACATTTCAGGGCTAAATTTACTGTTGGTAAAGTATTGGGTGGTAAGATTGAATACGTTTGCACATTGATCGCATTGCAATGTGGCATTACCGTGATCGATAGCCAGCAAGGTGATACCGGCAGCTTTGATCTTGTCTAACCAGCGCAAAACCGCATCCTGGTGTTTTCTTTCTGCAACCAGCTTGCTGCTTTTTGAAATTCTTTCTTTGGTATCATTGCTGTGTCTTCTTCCACGCATGCTGGATCCAAAGTCGTAATTTCTCATGCGTTTGGTATCTAGTATTTTCTTGGCCCTAGCAGTGAGCTGATCAGCGTTGTTGGCAGCATACCTAGAAACAGCGCCTGATATCTTAGATTTGGTTTCATCTGATAGCACAGCACCTTGGCGCGGATGACCGGTTATTTTATATGAGGCTTCTCTACGTTTGTGTCCATCTCTGATATTGGCTAATTTTGTTGCGTCGGTTATTTTTTGCCCCTTGGTACTGGCAGTGCGACCAGCATTTTTTTGGGAAATGCTGTTTTTAGCCTCTGTGCCATGTTTTTTTCCAAACATTGGGTTATTCTCGCCTCTGCGGTCAGCACTGCGACTGGCACGATAGTCATCTGATGCAAGGCTGAGGTTGCCGTATAATTTCTTGTAATCACTGCTTGATATATTGTGAGCAAATTTTAGATGTGTGCTGGATACTAATTTTTCAAATTCTTGATTACAGATCTGACAAACTATGGCCATGGTTTTACCTTTTGCTATTCTAGTTTATTATATATTTATACCAATGTCAATCCACAGATAATTATTTGCATTCAACACCAGGGTAGCCTATAAACTATCATGATCTCACGAACCACATCATTGCAACTTGAACTAGAAGAAGCAATACAAATGCTGAGATTAGTTGCTGATGGCAAACGGACCACGGTTGAGGTAAAGGAATGGCTGGACCAGCATCATCCTGAACCATCACCGGAAGATGAACTGGTCAAGCTGCTACTACGCACCAAATAGGCCCACAGGATCCTCTCGTTGACGGCTGGCATAAATAATGGCAGCAACAATTATTGGAGACACATCCGATGGCTTTTCAACCAACCCTTAGCAAGTTTGGAGTTCCGGTAGCTCCTGGACAAAGTGGTCTTGGCATACTGATGCCCAAGCTGAAATATCGCTTTAGGGTAACCATGCAGAACTTTGGACCCACAGGCAACGCGATTGATCTAACTCGCAACGTGCAGAGCGCCAACCGTCCACAGATCCAGCACAACAGCACACCTATCCACAGCTACAACAACATCATGTATATCCCGCATAAGCCGGAATGGCAAAGCATCAACATAACCGTGCGCGATGATGTCAACAACAGCGTGAGCGCATTGATTGGGGCACAGCTACAGAAGCAGATGAACCACTTCGATCAAACCTCAGCACTGGCTGGCATAAACTTCAAGTTTACCACCATACTTGAAACTCTTGATGGCGGTAATCAAAATACTCTTGAGAATTGGTATCTTGAAGGCTGCTATCTCGAAACAGTAAACTATGAGCAGTTTTCTTATGACAGCAGCGACCCAATGACCATTGAACTGACCATACGTTACGACAACGCTACCCAAGACAACACCATAATGCCGCAGACCATCCCAGCAACCAATGAGGGGACACTGGTAGGCTAAAACACTGCTGCTGGTATAGAAATTAGGACAAAAAGGCCATTGAAATCCAATGGCCTTTTTCCTTGAATAAATAAGATTATGACAATACCAAACACAGCACCAACGGTGGTCTTGAGAACCAAGCATACTGCATCACGCGTCTATGGGGCTGACAGTCCTGGCAGCGTGATGCAATCAGTGCCACGCTACAAGTTCATGTACTTTGTGAACTTTGTGCCTAGCAGTGATGCACGTGGACTGTTTACTGGTGATTTGGCCAATCTTGCAGATCCCACCATCGGTATCAGTTTCAAGGTCAAGGCAGTTGACAAGCCAAAGGTTGATCTAACTGCGCTTGAGCTGAACCAATACAATCGCAAGAGAGTTGTTTATACCAAAGCAGAATACCATCCAATCAGCATGCGATTGCACGACACCGTTGATGATAGGCCTTTGCGGATGTGGATTGACTACTTCACATATTACTTTGGTGACAGCAGGAAGAAGAATGGTTTAGCCTACGGCCAAAGCGTGGTCAATGCAACCGTCTATGACAGCAGCGGTTGGGGTTTTCGACCAGTTGAAGAAAATAAAAACTTTTTTGAACGCATAGAACTGTACACCATGTTCGGTGGACACTACACCCAGGTCAATTACATCAATCCAAAAATCACTGCGATAGATGGCGGAGGCTATGATCAGACCAGCAGTGATCTAGAGGACCTTGGACTCACTTTCCGATATGAAGCATTAGAATACGTGAACAGCAATGCTCCAATCACACCTCAACTAGCTGCCTTATTTGGATTTACCGTTGATGCAGCTACCATAGAGGTCACAGGAGCTCCAAACTTTGGCCAAGGCAGTCTTGCAAGCCATGGCGGCAGCTTGGAGGCCATGCAGGGATTCTTAAGCCAAGTCAGTCCGGTAACCAGTTACAGCTTGCAGTCGGGTGTGATGGGACTGTTTGGAATAACCGGAGGTCTCAGTATCGGAGGTATAGTAAGCGATACTTTGGGCAGCGTTGGCGGCGCCGATAAGAGTGGAAAAAGTACGGTCTTGGGTGGCAGTGGCGCATAATGGCAGTAAATGATCCTCTTGTAAAAAACATACAGAAACAGCTGGCTCTAAACAGTGGCGACATTGGTATCATCAATAACAATGGCAATTATCAGTACGTCAGCACCCGCACAGGGCAGCCTATAACGCAAGCTGGCAATGCTGGGTCATCTATAGTTGGACAAGCAGGTTCAACCACTACCATTACCGTACAGGCCCAGGTATACAATTATGCCAAAGGGCTCTTTGGTGGCGAGACTGTACCTCCTGATCTAATAGAGGTCATGGCCAATCTCGCCACGTGGTATGCGGTCAATACCGGCACCAACGTAAGCGACCTGTTCAAGAATGGACAGCTCCAAAAGAATTTTATTGCTACGATCAATAACCTACGTGACCCCAGCGGACAGATAGGTTTCAGCAACACGGCTGCCACCCCGGCATGGACCAATAACTATTTGATTGGACCCAATGTGCTGGCAGCTCGAGGACGTTAGCATGAGCAGCAAATACAGCCAGGATTATTTCGTACCGCAGAATCCACAAAAGGTGGTCGGCAATGCCAAAATTTTCTACCGTTCATCCTGGGAATTGAAAGTGATGACATTGCTTGATACTCATCCAAATGTCATACAGTGGGCGAGCGAAAGCATATCAATACCCTATATCAATCCATTGACTGGCAAGCAGAGCCGCTACATACCCGACTTCCTGGTGTTGTTCAAAGACAAGGATGGTAAAACTCGGGCTGAACTGATTGAGGTTAAGCCTGGCAAGGAAGCCTTGGCCGAGAATGCCAAGAGCAAGCGTGATAAGCTGATGCTGATCGTAAACACCGCCAAATGGGCAGCAGCAATGATGTTCTGTAAGAAAAATGGATTGGTTTTCCGCGTGCTGACGGAACAAGACATATACATAACCACTGGGCAGTCGAAAAGGAAGAAATGATGGGCAAGCAGTTCCAACAGCTTGAAGACGTTCTAAATCTACCGCCGCTGGATTCAACTGAGCCTGATGAGTCAGACAGCATGGACATGATGGCTGTTCTCGACCAAGCAAGAACAATCACATCCAAGAGCAAAGAAGCCAACGGGCTGGCCAGGCATGATCACGAGATGGATGAGCTGGCCGGCATGGCTGTTACGGCTCACAAGGATCTCATGGAATTGGGGATGAATGTGGAGCTTCGCCATGCCGGTGAAATACTCAACACAGCCAGTACCATGTTGAAGATAGCAGTTGATGCCAAAAACAACAAGGTTGAAAAACTTTTGAAAGCAATGAAACTTGAGCTTGATAAGCGCAAGATAGATGCTCAAATCTCGCTGATGGACCCACAGGAAGCACCGATAGAAGGTACAGCAACCAAACTTGATTTCAACGAACTGCTCAAACAGTTCAAGCAGGGCGGGTCTGAACATAAATAACTGGCTGATAGACATGAGAACCAATCCATGAAGAGTTTCAAACAATATCTTGCCGAAAGCATAACCCCGCATTACCTTGCAATCAAGCTGGCAGTGAAGCCAACTGATCAGCAGCTAGAAGTGATAGAGGACATGCTCAAGCGATATGACCTGATAGATATCTCCGCTCCAGAAGAAATACGAGATACTGATGACTTCTTTGACATCCCACATGAGCCAATATATTGCATGCTTTGCCAGGTAGGCGTGCCGGTAAGCAGTTACATACTCATGCAGGATATCCGAGCTGCACTGCATTTGAATGAGAAATACGTGGTGGTTCGTGCCAGCAATGAACCATTTGAGCTTGAAGCTGAGGATGTGGCTTTCCATTCAGATGCTGACAAGAAGGCACAGGCCAGTGGAATGACCAGCAGAGCGCGATTGAGCACTGATCGAGAATATGATCCTGCAGAACAGCCGGTGGTAACTGATCTGTATGGTAACGATTACAATAAGAAGCTGTTGGATTACCTGGCAGGTATTGCGGCGAACCGCCCGTCTAAAGAAATGGATGCTCCGTCACCCCTGTTTAGCTGGCTGGACATGCAAAAGGTGGCTCCGCAGGAACCAACCCAATCCGGCGATGATTTCAATGCTGGTCATGACACGCCTAAACCGGTATTGAAATCCAAGGGCGAAAAAGCAGTTGACCCATTGGTGCTTGGACCGTATGGTAACTTGGACGATCGTGCCACGCAGAACGTCAAGCTGCTCAAAACCAAAGCTGGCAAGGATGCAGACATGACCCAACGGCGTGCTGAGGTAAAGGGGAAGAAATGAGCAACATAAATTACAGCCTCAATATGCAGGCACAAGACGCTAATGGCACCAAGAGCCTAAATGTAACTTCAAATGATCCAGGAGAAATCCAGAGGCTGATGGCGCTGGCAGGCATACTGGATGGTACACACGAGCAACAGGCTGCAATTGCCGTAGAGGGGCCATCAGTTCATGTACATCAAGATGATGACCATATGGACAGTGATGCAGTGTGTGCTGATTGCGGAAATGCAGTTGATCAATGTGAATGTGATGAGAGCGACTACTGCGGAGGCTGCGGAGCCCCAATAGAACATTGCACATGCGATGATCCGGATCATGAGGATATGATGCCAGCGCAATCATTTGCGGTACGAGTGATACCACCGATGATGGAAGGGCAAGCCGATTTTGACCATGGACAGGTTGTGATAACCGATGAGGGTGAGGAAGTTGATCCAGATCTCTACATGTGGAAGCCAACCGCAGGTGAGCAGAAGATAGTCAAGGGTGGCATGGGTGACAACCCATTGATAGCCGAGGCAGCAGCAAAGATAGCCCAGCGTATGTTGGAGGATTACAAGTCATTCCTCGGAGAAGCTGATGACAGCGACGATCACGGCAAGAATCAAGACGGTCAGCTGAGCCCGCTGAGCATGGCCGATCGCGTGAATTTCGACAAGGACCCAACTGCCAAAGAAGAACCAGTGACAGATGGAACTCGCAGCCCAATGAGCAGGATTTCTAGGCAACAGGTAGCCAAGTAACTGATGAAGATTCGGGAACTACTGCACGAAGGCGGCTGGGATACCAAAATAACACAGGGTACTGTGATAACACGCAGCGTTGTCAAACGAGCGATGGTCATCGTCGGTCGATTCATAAATGAATGGAATCTTTGGCTTGCCAAAAGAAACATAGCTCCCGTTAGGATTGGCACACCCACAGGCAGCAGCGCCTATTATGAAGTTGACGATGAAGACAAGATCTATGGTGATATTGATCTGCAGATAGTTGTACCTTCTATCGCTGAGACCCAAGACAAGACACATGCACAACAGCAAACCATTTGGTATGACTTGGAAAATGCTTTCGTACAAGAACAACGGCCATCATATGTGCATGATGAAAGCCATGCCGGACATCCCATAATGTCAGTGGGCAAACACGATTGGGTACAGATTGACCTAATGATTCACACTCCCGATCTTGAGAAATGGGGAGCAGCACGAACAATACCAGAAAGAGGTATCAAGGGGTTGTTGCATGGCAACATGTTTTCGGTTCTTGGTGAACTGCTGACAATGAGCATACAACACAGTGGTGTGCAATACAAAATCCGCGACGGCAAGAAGCAACCATATGCCAGCACACGAAAGAACTACGACCTAAAGACCATTACCAAAGATCCAGAAACATTTGTTCGTGAGATATTTGATCACGAGTGCCAGGAGCTTGGCATAGCCAATGCTCATGTTGATCCATTGCTGCTCAAACACCCTGGTAAAAACCTGTATGATGTCAAGATTTCCAATTTGGTCAATGCGGTAAAGGGGTTGGCACAGAGCTTTGAGAAGAACAACATGTATGGGCAAGGAGATCTTGCACGTTTTACCGGGGCCCGAGACTTCCTAGATCAGTTCCTAGAGCTTTATACCAAGAAAGCTATGAAAGATGTGGACAGCACCAAGCGAGACAAGGCAGAGGATCCCACTGCTATTGCCAGAGCAGAGGATGACAAAAGAAAGGTGTTGTCTGGATTGAAATACGTGACCGGGCTTTTCAACGCATGAGCATACCATGTTTACTATCCTGGGAACGACAACCAGTAGGTAAATGATGTTGATAATGACACGTAGGCCAATTTTGCTCACAGTAATTTATTACATGCCAGATAGTCCCAGTGTAATGCAAGAGTTTTATTGGCAAACCGAAGATGAACTTCCTGAGCTTGCGAGAATACATCGTTTTCTCAATCATTGGAAATCAAACATAGAAGCTCCTATACATGGGGTCCTTGTATCTGTAGAGGATAAGTATAAGACCCAACAATATAGGAATGTCAGTCATTTGCTGACAATGCAATAATATCAATGGCTGGACCAGGTAACAAACTCATAAAAAATGCAAACGCCAAGGTTGAGTACAACCAAGAACTGCTGATGCAATGGCTAAAATGCCGACAAGATCCTCTTTATTTCATGGAGAATTTCATGTGGATCAGGCATCCAAATCCCAAGAAAGGCAGGATGCGTTTTGAAGCATACGATTATCAAAAAAAGATGATCGACACCTTCTGGAACAACAAAGACAGCATTGCATTGCTGCCTCGCCAAAGCGGCAAGACAACCACAGCAGCTGGTTTTTTGCTTTGGTATGCCATGTATCATCCAGACGTGCATGTGTTGATAGCGGCAAACAAGTTTATAGCTGCCAAAGAAATCATGGATCGCGTGAAGTTCACATATGAAGAACTGCCTGATCATGTGCGAGCGGGGATCAAAACCTACAACGTACAAACCATTGAGTTTGAAAATGGCAGCAAGATAGAAAGCACAACCACAACGGCAGATAGCGGACGAGGTAAGTCTATCTCTCTGCTGTATTTGGACGAATTTGCGTTCGTCAAACCACGCGTGGCTGACGAGTTCTGGACATCGATGGCACCAACCCTGGCCACAGGTGGTAAGTGCATCATAACCAGCACTCCAAACTCAGATGAGGATAAATTTGCTGAGATTTGGTTTGGGGCCAACAAAACCATAGACGATTATGGCAATGAGACTCCGGACGGTGTTGGTGTAAATGGATTCAAAGCCTTTACCGCACACTATAGCGAAGTACCAGGGCGTGACGAAGCATGGTCTGTGCAGGAAACTGCCAAGATAGGTCACGATCGATTCAGGCGTGAGTATGGGTGTGAATTCCTTACCGCCGATGAGACTTTGATAGCACCTGCCAAGCTGCTGCAACTGCGTGGTCAAGACCCCTTGTTCAAGACACATGGTCAAGTGCGGTGGTATGGTAAACCCACCGTTGGCAATACATACCTGGTAGCACTGGATCCCAGCCAGGGTGTTGGCAAGGACGATGCTGCAATACAGGTTTACTCAATGCCAGACATGGCACAGGTAGCCGAATGGACTCACAATCGTACCAGCATACCGCAGCAGGTTCGTACCATGCAGCTGATAGTCAATTCAATCTATGAAGAGCTGAAGAAGCAGCCCGACCAGCGGGGCGATCCGGAAGTCTATTTCACCCTTGAGAATAATAGCCAGGGTATCGCAGCTTTACAGTCGATCCAGGAGATCGGTGAGGATCAGTTTTATGGAACAATGATACATGAACCAAAACAACGCGGATCTGGTCGAACCAAGGGGTTCAACACCAACGTACGCAGCAAAAGCCTTGCATGCAGCAAGCTCAAGGGGTTGATTGAAAGCGGTCGCCTGCAGGTAAAGAGCAAGGCTTTGGTACGCCAGCTGAAGTTTTTTGTTTCAAAAGGCGATAGTTTTGCAGCCAAGAGCGGCGAGCATGATGACTGTGTCATGGCAACCATATTGTGTATCCGGATGATGTTGATATCCCAAAATTGGGATGAACGCTTTGGTGATCTGATGCGTGATGTGTTTGATGACGAAGCTGCGCACGAAGAACCAATGCCAATCGTTTTTGCATAAATATCAGCAGCATTTTGGAGCAACGCATTGGCCATTGATCTCAAAGACATCAGCGAGCAGGTACATGGGCTACTCACAGCCAGCGGGTTTACCTGTGAAATGTATGATTCCCACGGCATGAACACACCTGATCCTCGTGAGGCGACACGGTTCGTGGCCAGTTTCACCAGCCACGATCCCCAACAGGGCGATTACAGCATCTTGGTTGCTGTCAGGGATGAGTTCAGCCGTAGTTACATACAAATTGAGAGCCCTCCTTTGCCCAAGGGTAACGATTTCAATAAGGTGGTTAGATTGGCCATGCTGATGAGGCACAGCATAAGCCAGCCCAACAATCTTATGGTCAAATGGAAGAAGCTGAATAGCAAAATAAATCTCAAGGACGAAACCGTGAACAACGTAACAGAAAGCCGCGATATCGGCAAGGTATTTGGTAGCACCAAATCAAGCTTCCAAAAGGTTGGCAATGCAAGGTTGATCATACGTCACAGTGACACGGTGAATGAAGAAG